TACTTGGCGCGTGGTACGGGCAACAGACCCCGATATGGGTTCGTGTGGGGGAAATAAAAGGTGGGTAAGAGATGCGTTGTGTAATCTGTGATGTGCTGCTTTCAGCAAAACATAGACTTGACATATGTCAGGTTTGTAATGTAGCTGTGAGAGAAGCTAGTACAGACTACTATTTGCTCGATAGTGATACAGAATTTGTTAACCTGTTGCAAAGGATAAGAAAATGCCAATCACTCGATACGGAATAGTGCTTTACGCGGGAAACACTTTTGGAGGACGCCTTGATGAACCGATCTGACTGCCTAGACACTGCCAAGGACCTGATCAACGGAGACCGGGCACATTACTACGGTGATGCCTACGACAACCACGACCGCATCGCCCAGCTCTGGAACGCATATCTCCAGTGGGACTACGAGCTTTCTGTCAAGGATGTTATAGCCATGATGGTTATGCTCAAGGTGGCACGTTTGCGCCACACTGCGACACATGATAGCTTCGTTGACATTTGCGGCTACGCTGCGTTGGGCTGTGAGATGACCAGCGACGAAGCTAAGGCAGTGGGGGAAGATGATGTCGGAGGCTGTTAAAATCCACCAGGCCTGTCCTGATTGCGGGTCTACTGACGCATTAGCCATCTACGTTGACCATACCTACTGCTTCTCCTGCGAGGCGGTAGCTGCGTCTGGCGGCGTCACTGACTTGGAAAGCTACAAGCGCATGAAACATGATCTCCCGTGGGAAAGCCGAGGCATCAGCCCAGCGGTGCGAGACTTCTACAACGTCAGTGTGAGCGCAGACGGTAGTCGAGTGGAGTTTCCTTACTATTCTAAGGAAGGACACACGGCTAAGAAGGTGCGCGAAGAAGGCAAGGACTACTTCACCGAGGGTGAGTTTAGTAAGTGCGATATCTTCGGTCTGCATACGCTTGACAAGGCTGGCCCCCAACGTGGCAGCACGGTGATCGTCACCGAGGGCGAAGCAGACGCCTTGGCCGCGTTTCAGCTAGCCAACCGCGTCAGCCCCGAAGCCATCACGATTACCACGGAACGGTCTAGGTCTCTGGTCCCCGTGTTCTCTATTAAGTCAGGGGCCAGAAGCGCGGAGCGTGACTTTAAGAACTTCCTGCCCACTCTGGAAGAGTTTGACCGAGTGTTCATATGCTTCGACAACGACGAGCAGGGCAAGTCTGCGGCAGAGAAGGCAGCTAGGTTGATCAGCCCCGGCAAGGCGTATGTGGTCTCGCTCGAACATAAAGACGCCTGCGAGTATTCTCGCAAGCTCCTACAGACTGAGTTTCTAGCGCACCTAAAGGCAGCTAAGTGTTATACACCCAGCGGCATTCTGAATGCGTCAGACAATTTCGAGGGGCTATGGGCAGAGCAGAACATCAGGAGCTTGCCCTTCCCGTTTGCCAAGCTACAGGAAAAGACCTTGGGCACCAGAGCGCGAGAGATCGTGACCTGGGCCGCTGGTACGGGCGTTGGTAAGAGCAGCATTCTGCGCGAGTTGCAGCACTACTACATCAAGAAAACAGACACCAAAATCGGCGTCATTGCTCTGGAGGAGAGCGTGGACCGTACACGGCGCGGTATTCTTGCCGTGGAGGCCAACGACAGACTGCACCTTAACGAAGTATTCGCCAAGTATTCCAAAGAACAGATCAAGAAATACTTTGATGCTACTTTGGGCACCGGGCGTGTCTACTTGTACGACCACTTTGGCTCTATGCGGATAGAAGACCTGCTCGCCAGGGTTAGGTACATGGTAGTTGGCCTCGATTGTCGCATCATTTTCATCGACCATTTGAGCATCCTTGTTTCAGGATTGGAAATAACGGACGAGCGCAAGGCCATCGACCGCACGATGACCATGCTGCGGCAGCTTACGGAGGAGACCGGCTGTTGCATTCACTTGGTAACTCACCTGAGACGGCTGGGCACAGACCGCTCTCATGAAGAGGGCATGGAGGTCAACTTGGGGCACCTACGCGGCTCTCACGGCATTGCCCAGATCAGCGACACGGTTGTTGCGATGGAGCGCGACACCCAGAGCGACGATCCGGTGGTCTCGAACACGGTGACGCTGCGCGTTCTCAAGTGTCGCTACACTGGCGATGTAGGCGAGGCTGGTAAATTGTTCTATGACAAGAAAAGTGGTAGATTAGAGCACATGACTGAAGAATTCTAAACATAAGAGCAGCCAAGGGCGGGAAGGAATACGGATGAAGGTGGAATTTATCGACAGAATGGGTAGCGACCTGTCCGTGGTCAATGCAGCTCGCGTATCTTTTGACAGCGCGTCTAAGCAGCTTACAGACCGTGACAATAAGCTTATCAATTATCTAGCTGAGCATAACCACTGGACCCCTTTTGCCCATACCTGCCTCACTCTGATGATCGAGGCCCCCATCTACGTTGCGCGTCAGCTTGGCAAGCACCAGGTAGGATTGGTCTGGAACGAAGTTTCTCGCAGGTACGTTGACTATAAACCTAGCTTAGACAAACCTGAGCAGTGGCGCAAACGCGCAGATAACAAGAAGCAGGGGTCTATGGCAGTATCCATCACAGCCCCTTCAATAGCTGAGTGTATTTTGGAAGATGTTTCTTTCATGTCTCGCAAGGCATATGACGATCTACTTGCTCTGAACGTGTGCCCTGAGCAAGCCAGAATGGTACTGCCTCAAGCTATGTTGACAAAATGGTATTGGACGGGTTCCCTTTTCTCTTTTAGTCGTGTATGCTCTCTGAGACTTAAAGAAGATACTCAAATGGAAACTCGCTTAGTCGCAAAGGAAATATCCAACATTTGCCAGAGCAAGTTTCCGGTAAGCTGGAAGGCATTGACCGGACAATGGGAAAAAGCTGCGTAATCGACATCGAGACAGATGGCCTGAAGCCTACCAAGATACACTGCTTGGTAGTTTTGGATACCGAAACAGGCAAGGGACGGGTATTTGAATCAGGTGTATTTGTTCAAACTTATCTTGATACTTTTGCAACAATCATAGCTCACAACGGGTGCAGCTACGACTTCCCAGTGTTGAAGAAACTCTGGAGCGTAGACATTCCGTTTGAGAAGCAGGTGGACACTGTAGTTATGTCTCGCCTGTTCATGCCGGATCGTGAGAAGGGTCATAGCCTAGAAGCTTGGGGAGAACGCTTAGGGTTTCCCAAGGCTAAGTACGAAGGCGGCTGGCAAGAATACTCCGAAGAGATGCTGGCCTACTGCAAGCAGGACACCCGCGTCTGCGCTAGGGTTTACTCTGTACTGCTGGAGGACCAGAAGAATTTCTCAGAGAAATCTGTGCGCGACGAGCATAGAATGCAAATCCTGGCGGAACAGGTACAGGACCACGGCTTTCGCTTCAACGTCCCGGCTGCGCTCGACCTGTATAATTCTCTTATGACTGAGCAGCGGAATATCTCGAAAAAGATGCAGGAAGTTTTCCCGCCAGCCGTAGTCCAGCTCAAGACCAAGATCAAGTATATCCCCTTCAACCCAGCCAGTCGTAAGCAGATAGGCGAGCGGCTTATCCCGCTAGGCTGGAAGCCAAGAGCCTATACTGAAACAGGTTTGCCCAAGGTTGATGAGTACGCCTTGGAAGCTTGCAACATACCAGAAGCCGCTGTCTTGGCCCGGTACTTCATGCTCCAGAAACGTACAGGTATGCTCGACTCTTGGATCAAAGCTGCTAATTCAGATAACCGAGTCCGCTGCAACTACCACACGCTTGGTGCTGTGACCAACCGTATGTCCTGTTCCAGTCCAAATCTCCAGCAAATCCCCTCGCTGCGTAAACCCTACGGGCTAGAGTGCCGCCAGCTCTGGAAGGCAGAGTTGGGCAACAAGCTCATAGATACGGATGCCCAGGGACTTGAGCTGCGGGTCTTGGCCCACTACGTTAACGACCCTGCCTATACCGCTGAGATACTAGACGGCGATATCCACACAGCCAACCAGAAGATGGCTGGCCTAGAGACTAGGGACCAGGCGAAGACTTTTATCTATGCTTTACTATATGGCGCAGGGGCCGCCAAAATAGGCACCGTGGTGGGAGGCTCTGCGAGCGATGGTAAGAGACTAAGGGACCGCTTCCTGGCCAACCTACCCGCCTTTAATCGCTTTCAGAGGGCTGTTTTGAGCAAGGCTAAGAGCGGGGGAGTTTTGAAGGCTATCGACGGGCGCTTGCTGAGGGTCAGACACCCACACGCTGCTGTCAATACCCTGATCCAAGGTTCATCTGCGGTGCTGATGAAGAAGTGGTTCTTGTACACCGATTACCTGTTAAATAAGAAGGACGCAAGGGCTGCTATAGTCGCAATGGTCCACGATGAAATGGTCATAGAAACCTCTATTTCCACTATTGAACTTTCGAGTGAGTGTGTTAAACTAGGTATATCACAAGTTAACAAATCATACGGGCTAAGATGCCCTCTTGGTTGTGATGTTAAGATAGGAAACAACTGGAGCGAGATACACTGATGGCTAATAATATAGGATACCTCGAAGGCGTGATGCACTATGCTTTTATCTTCGAGAAGAAGGACAAGTATGATCGCTGGAGCGTGGCACTTGTGCTTGAAGGTGATCAGATTAAAAACGCGAAGAAGTTTGGAGTTAAAATCAACCAGAGTGAGGATAAGTACGACGGTCTTCCGCACGTTCAGCTGAAGAGCGGTTTTCAGCCTAAACTCTTTAATGCTGACGATACCGACTACTCCGGCCCGACCATGCTGGCTAACGGTAGTCGCGGCGTTGTAAGGATTACCCAACGCCCTTACGACAACAAGTTCGGCAAGGGTATTACCACCTACATGAATGCTGTTAAGATTACCAAGCCTATTGAGTATCAGAGTGAAGAAGGCTCTGGTAGTTTTGGCAGCGACTCTGAAGAAAACATCTTTACCGAGAACAAGGCAGATGAATTCTAAGACCCCTGACCAAGATTATGGGCATTGGGATACTGACCTGGTAGGCGAGTTTCACCCGGAGGATCATCTGGGTTTCGTCTACCAGATCACCCGTCTTGACTCTGGACGTTCTTACATAGGTTGCAAGCACCTGTGGAAGTACTCCAAAGGCAAGCGGAAAGCTGCAAGCGAGTGGCGTAACTACGTAAGCAGCAGCAACTATCTCAAGCCTGAAATCAAGGAGCTTGGAAAAGAAGCATTCTCTTTCAAAATCCTGATGCTCTGTGATAACAAGCGAAACCTGTACTACAACGAACTCAAACTACAGGTAGAGCTGGGCGTCCTAGAAGACGACGATTATTACAACGCCAACATAGGCGGCATAAGATTTTACCGTCCGGTTAGAAGTTATCTTAACCCTGAGCTGAGAGCTAAGCTTAGTGCTAATGCGAGGGGCATTGATAACGGCAGATACCACGGCCCGTTCACTGTTACGTTTAAGAACGGAACGGCTATCAGGGTAGAAGATAAAACCCTGAAGGACTTTTGCGAAGAGAACGGTCTTAGCACATCTTCCCTGTACAGGGTTCGGAAGGGTCAGAGAAAAACTCACAAAGGTATAATCAAGGTGGAATATGACAATGAACTCAAAGAAAATTGATAATCTAGTAGAAGATATCTACACTCTTCTCCAGACAGGCACTAAGAAACCCAATCAGGAATTCCTGTTTGGCATGGCTGTCTCTATCATGGAGAGCGTTAGACGCCAGCTCTGGATGTCCACAGCTGGTAGCTCTCCCGCTCTCCGTATGTCCAACATTGGCAAACCGTGCAGCAGGTCCCTCTGGTACGACTTGAACGGCGATGATCAAGCTGAAGCGTTTTCTTCTCCGACCAAACTCAAGTTTATGTTTGGCGATATCGTTGAAGCCCTGATCCTCTACTTGGCCAAAGAGGCCGGTCATAAGGTAGAAGGCCAGCAACAAGAGATCGCAATCGACGGCATCAAAGGACACCTCGATGCCATCATCGACGGCGAGTTGGTTGATGTGAAGTCTGCCAGCTCGTTCAGCATGAAGAAGTTTAAGGACGGTACATTACCTGATGACGATGCCTTTGGCTATATCAGCCAGATCAGCGGCTATGCTAACGCGCTTGGCAAGACTCAAGGAACCTTTCTGGCGGTTGACAAGAGCAGTGGCGAACTAGCAACATACACGCATACGGAAATCGAAGACACCAGCGAGCGTATCGCTAAGGTGAGGGCTGACGTTGCTCTCAAAGCCCCGCCGGACCGCCCCTTTGAACCTGTCAATGATCGTAATACCGGCAAGCCTAAGCTAGGTGTCAACTGCTCATACTGCTCGCACAAAAAGACCTGTTGGGCTAACCCTGGGCTTGACCTGAAGTTTAGGTCAGGTAGGCCGGTGTTCTTTGTAAAAAGCGAAGACGGTGAATTTCCAGACTCTTCAACCGACCGCTTCTAAGGGAAACGTAAATGAGCTTTAAGTCCAACGAAAATCCTATGTTTCGCTCGAAGTTTAGCGAAGACATCTTCAAGCACAAGTACGCTCACGAAGAATGTTACACTTGGTCCTCTCTAGCCCGCACTCTGGTCAAGGATGTGTGCGGCGATGTAATGTCCAACGACGAGATCGACGAGCTGACCAACATGATCACTCAGCTCAAGTTTATCCCAGGAGGTCGCTACCTCTACTACGCTGGTCGCCCTAACAAGTTCTTCAACAACTGCTACCTGCTCCGCGCAGAGGAGGACAGTAGGGAAGACTGGGCGCAACTGTCTTGGAAGTCCGAGTCCTGCCTGATGACAGGCGGCGGCATTGGCGTGGACTACAGCGTCTATCGTCCCAAGGGCAGCGTTGTCAATAAGACAGGTGGCTTTGCCAGCGGTCCTATTCCCAAGATGGAAATGATCAACGAGATTGGGCGACGAGTCATGCAGGGCGGGTCTAGACGGTCTGCTATCTACGCCAGCTTGAACTGGAAGCATAACGATATTGAAGACTTCTTGGCTGCTAAGAACTGGTACGATATGCCAATAGGCTCCACTGGTTTCAACATTGGACAGGTTAAGGAGCAGGACTTCAACTACAGCGCCCCTCTGGACATGACCAACATTAGCGTCAACTATGATACCGAGTGGCTTCTCAGCTACTGGCGCACGGGCGATGTAGGGAATGTCTTTAAGAAGAACGTAGCCCAGGCTCTCCGTACTGCCGAGCCGGGTTTCAGCTTCAACTTCTTTGATAAGGAGAAAGAGACACTTCGTAACGCTTGCACCGAAGTCACCTCCGAAGATGACTCAGATGTCTGCAATCTAGGCTCTATCAACATGGGCCGTATAGATAGCATCAGTGAGCTTGCAGATGTCGTGGAGCTGGCCACCAAGTTTCTGGTCTGTGGTACTCTCAAGGCTGACCTGCCGTATGATCAAGTGTATAAGACCAGGGAGAAGAACCGGCGCTTGGGCCTAGGCTTGATGGGTATACACGAGTGGCTGATCAAGCGTGGCCATCGCTACGAAGTTACCCAAGAGCTGCACCAGTGGCTCACTGTGTACAAGGGTATTTCTGACAATACTAGCGCCTCCTTTGCCCACGATCTGTCTGTCAGCGTCCCTGTGGCCAATCGTGCCATCGCGCCGACAGGCTCCATAGGCATCCTAGCTGGCACCTCTACTGGCGTTGAGCCTATATTTGCCGTTGCATACAAGCGTAGGTATCTTAAGAGCAAGAGCCGGTGGGTCTACCAGTACGTTGTAGACAGTGCAGCTCAAGAGCTTATCGACCTGTACGGTATCGACCCCTCAAAGATCGAGTCCTCGTTAAACCTGGCAGAAGACTATGAGCGTCGAATGCAGTTCCAAGCGGATGTTCAAGACTATGTTGATATGTCGATTTCTTCCACGATCAATCTTCCTGAGTGGGGCAGCAAGCTTAATAACGAAGACACTGTTGGTGACTTTTGTAATTCTCTTGCTAGTTACGCTCACCGGCTGCGCGGATTTACAGTGTACCCCAACGCGTGTCGCGGAGGACAGCCTCTTTCTGCGGTGCCGTATTCTGAAGCTGTAGAGAAACTGGGAGAGGAATTTGAAGAGAACGTGGAGACCCACGATATATGTGAAATCACCGGGCACGGAGGATCGTGTGGCGTCTAAGTGTGTGCAGCGTTGTAAGCCGGATGATCATAGAAAGTTTTGCCTAGGTTGCGGCAGAACAATAGAAGAGATCAAAGAAGCTGGCTTGCAGCGGAGATAAACTAAGGGGGGTTCCGATTGGTTCCCCCCTTATTCTTAGTATAACCTGCTGAAGATATCTGTAGCCATTTTTTGATTATCTGGGGGTGTATAGGTAGGTGTTGGCATAACCACGTTCTGCTTAAACCATTCGTCATATTCCTGGAATGGTTTTCCAGACCTCTTATCGTACCAATAAGAATTATCTTCTTCATTTATTGGTCGAAGCGCAAATTCAATTTCCTTATCCTCGTCGGCCTGTTGCCAGAACCATCCAGGCTTAGTCGGAGGAAGCTCTCCTTGCTTCTTTGTATTCCACCTCTGATTTACCTGATCCTCGCCTTTACCTATATAACCGCTATAAGCTTCTTCTTCCCATTTCGCTTTAGCAGATTCATAGTCCAGCGGAGCTTGTGCAAGAGCTGCTTCGTTAGCAGCTTCGTCGGCCTGTATCTGTCCAACCGAAGTCTGGAAGTTCTGACCAAGATCAGTAGTATCCACTCCCTCGGCAGCGGTGTACCCAGGGTTAGCCGTGAAAAGACCTGCGGGAGGAAGCTGAGTTTGCTGAACCGTATACACATCACGACCTAGGTTAGGCGTAGGCTGGACAAAAGGATTAAACTTACCATACATGGCTTGGTTGACCTGCTCCTGAATCTGCTCAGGAGTGCGAAAGTTGGACGCCACTGCCGAAGTGGCGTCGGCACCGGGCCAGGGTCTGGGCGAGATTGCGATGTCGCTTACCGGCCAGTGAGCCTGACGGCGACGCATCTCACTAGGGGATATTTTACCTGGCTCGTAAGGCCCTTCACGAAGGAATTCGTCAGCTTCGTCGCTGGTCATCTTTCCTGAATCATAACGCTCTTTTTTTGAATCATAAAGATATTTTTCTGGATCAAAACTTGGGTCTTTCATCCAAACAGGTATGTTGTCTTCCTCGTCAAGGAAGGGGCTTACCGACAAGTCACGAAGGAGGGGATTAAATCCGCCTGTTACTGGATCATAGTCTGCCCTACCTGTCGTTAATCCTAATGGCTCAGGCCCATCTGCACCTGGCATGTTAGGAGGCCTAGAATAGTCCAAGATGCCTCGCAGCTGAGAGGATATGTTGTCAGTTTGCTGAAACATATTAGGCGTAGGCTGACTAGGTGGGCTTCGTTCCAGTTGATCAAGACCTAAACCAATCCTACCTGGTGTGGGGGTAAACGCTCCGTGTGTTATTGGATTATCGTCTGACCTACCTGATGGATTATGCCGAAACATATTAGGAGCTGGCCCGTAAGGAGCAGCCGGAGCTGCTGGAGGACCATAATACCCCTGCAACCCGTCGGGAAGATTAGCAGGTGCGGTAGGGTAAGGACGCACCTGATAGCCCCCAGCGGCTTGCTGTAGAGATTGTAGAGATTGCGGGTGCGCCATTGAAGTTCCCATTATTACCTCGCGTTTTTAACCATTGAAGCTCCGAAGTACAATCCTATGATCGCAGAGAGCAAGTGAGTATCCAGTGGCGTAAGCACCAGCCCCTTAAGGGTCTGCCACTTAATTGTATCAGAGCCTTCGGTCAGGAAGAGAAAGCCTGGTTTCCATTCGGTGTAGCCGACAGTCACGCCAATCTCAGGCCAGAACACAGCTATGATCTTCGGCCAGACAATCACAGCGAACACAGCTGCGAGAGCTATGATGCGCCGGGTGATCTGAAAACCAGTGTTCTCGTAGCGGCGGGCTAGGTCAGTAGCTTTAGACTGAGCAGCTAGACCATCTATCGCTCGTTGGAAAGCCTCCTGCTTGGACTTCTGGCTTTGGCTCCAGAGCGTAAGCACACCTGCTAGCAAGCTTGATCCCAGCATTGTTATGAGTTCAAAAGGTATTCCCATTATCTACTCCGCTAAAAACTGCAATGATCTACGCCATCTTCCAAACCCATTCTTCTTCCAACTTTTTTCACCTTTATGATATTGCTCTTTCCAAGCGTTGAATAAAACCTCTGGAGTAGAATTGTCTGGAACTACATTTTTAGGACTCATCTTATACTGCAATCTTGCCGCAATTGCAGAATGTAAAGGGTTCTCTAAGAACGTCCGTACTTTATCTTTGTTTATTTTTGATATGTCGATCCCAAAAGAATCTTTTATCGCCTTTTTAGCAGCAAGCATTCTTGGATTTTTACTTTTTTGGATGGCTCTAAAAGAACCATCTGTTACCTGAAAAGGACCGCCGTGTCCTACTGTACCATCCTTAACTTTTTTAAACTTATACCAATTCTCGTCATCGCCCACACGGGATTCCATAGCAGCTGTAAGCAGCATAAGACTTTTATTTCCAGGTAAAACTTCTGATACATCTGAGATTGCTTTTAGGATAGAATCTCTAACGTCGAATTTAGAAGGTTCTCCCCCTATAGTTTCATTATCGTAGTTGAAACCAGCCCCGCTTTCAGGATTTGATATTAAGCCAGACGGCCTACGAGGAGGTACTGGCGCATCCGCACCAAGCAATCCAAGGTTCATGAGTGTTTGGTCTAATGCATTCATCTTAGAACCTAAAGCTGTAGCGAGCGCGAGCACTGATATCATCAAGGCTATCAAAAGTAGCGGAAGGAGCTTCAACACCTGCTTCAAAAGTACCTCCTAGGCCAAACGGGTTTTGGGTAGCGTAGCCTACATATGGGTTCAACAGGCCCATCACCCTTGGATCAAGAGTGGCTCCAGTAGTTAACTCACCCGGACCCATCTGTGTACGGTAGCTAACGTCAGCGGTAGGTTGAGGCATCTGACCACCTAGCAACCCAGCTACTCCTGGAAGATTAGGATTTACCCGTACATTCATGCCAGGGATGCCACCAACATCGTTAAACTGAGGTCGGAATAAGTCCGCCACTGAACGCCCCATTCCTTGAAGATTATACATAGTGTCCTGGCCTACCTGCTCAACGCCTCGAACAAGACCTGGAGCAATCTCCTTAGCTCCCAAATAGGCAGCACCAAGAGCAGCCTGTTTAGCTTTTTCCTTGATGTAATCTAGTGCTTTTTCAGCTTCTGCGTTACCAGAAGCCTCGCTAACAAATTCTTCAAATAGGTTTGGCATACTACTTTTCCTCAGCCAGTCGCTCATTATACTTTTCAGCTCCACCGCCGAACCAGTTATACAACATTGGTCCAACTCCCGGAACTGCTCGCAAAGCTTTGCTATAGTTTGGGTCTTCTTTGTTTAACTCATAAGGAAGAGAGAATGCAGCTTCGACCAATGGTGCTGCGGGTGTAAGTAGGGTTTGAGCTGCGCCTACAACGTCACCACGGGCCAGATACTTATCTGTCATATATTTATTCATTCCAAAAACGCCTAGCAAGGCCCATAGCGAATTAGTAGGAATGTCTTCTGGATACACATCACGACCTAGAATAATGTCTTTAATAGTCTGAGTACCTACGTTGGCAGCAGCCAAGTAACCTGCAATGAGAGCAGCGTTTTTTGCAGCTCCAATTCGGTTGCCCTTTGTATATTCCTGAACGACGTTTTTCCTGACAACATCAAACTGCTTTAGCGTAAAAGATTTAAGCATATAGAGAATACGACCGAAGTTGGGATTGTCGGCCCAACCTTGCGGCATTTCGGATACGGTTCTTGGCTGAATCTCCAAAAGCTCGTTGAAGGCGTGAAATTTCACAGCTTCTGTGACTTTGCCTGATTGCAGATCAACTACAATAGCATCAGTTTCGTCACCGTAGAACTTTTCCCATTCCTTACGGAAAGCTGCTTCACCCTTTTGCGTCTTCACCCTCTTAAAGTTTTTACGCAAAGCTGCGTTCATAGTTGTTTCTGCACCTAAGCGGTCAACCATTTTAAAACCAGTGTACCTAAAAAGGTTGTTCAGCAGCTTAGCAGTTTTTCTAGGACTAACCATTTCCTGAGAAATGCTATCAATACCGACATCAATAAGTTTTACATTTTTAGTTCCAAACATAGATGCAATGGTGTTTCTAAACCCATGTAGAACAGCAGACATACCAATATCACCCAGCTGGGTAATAGCCGATATCGGATTAGCAATGGTTGATGCAAAACCTAAGTCTCTAACTAAACTAGAGGCAGCTCCAGCCGATTGCTCTCCACCGATAAACCTGCTTTTTAGAATGCTGACAACTTCGTCAACATCTTTTTCAGCTAGGCGGCCAGAAGCCATTTCGTCTTGAACAAGTTTGCCGATAGACACATCAACATCAATGTCCCCAGTTTTGTCTTTTTCAAAAGCCTTTCCGAAGAACTTGCGACGCTCTACATCGTTAGTAACTTTACGAAGATACATGTTTAATGATTCTTCTGGAGAAGCGTAAAACTTTAGCTGATCAGCATTTATCTTTTTAATCTTGCGAGGCTTAACAAAGTTAAGCGCACCATCCGTAGTTTTTGGTCGATATCCTCTAACTACAAGATTTGCAATATCTGAACGCTTAGAAGGATCAACCATGCTGACAGGAATTTTTTTACTATCGGCATAGTCACTGATGGCTTTGGAGACCAAGCTCTTTTCCTTCTTTCCTATAGAATCCATAAAACCATCATAATCTTTTAGCACACGCGGAAAGTAGTTTTCAATAGGTGGAAAATCGTACCCGCTTTCAACCAGATCATTATAAGAAGTTTTTAGCCTGCCTTTAACAACATTAAAAGATTCTTTGGTAGCTTTATCCATATAAGCTTCAGCTGCTTTGAAATCACCATTGTACAAATGGCGAGTAACGGTGGCCTTAATAGATTTTGGCATACTTTGAACAGTCTTGCTAAAAGGAAAAACTTCGTCGTTAGCTTTAGCTGTTTTAGTACCTAGCTGAAACTCGTGGTTTCTTACTTTATTTGCTATTCTAGGATCACGGTTCATAAGCCTGGTTATCATAGACCCTAGATATTTATCTAGACCTTTGCTAAACTTACGAGAAGTGGCGCTATCAGAAGTGATCTGATAGTCTAGAACCTGTTCCTCAGTTGGAGCAATAGAGTCACCCTCTACACGTTTAGCAAGGTCTTTTGCTGCTTTGCGCTGAGCAATAGCTTGGATACCTCTCCCTATACCATAGCCAACCACACCGCCGCCAGCTCCCAAAGCACTGCTGTACGCGGCTTTAAGAGGGTCTACCTCACCAGTTGTAGCTACATCCTGGGCAACGCTGTATGCAGCACCAAGACCAGTCCCTATACCAACAGCGGCTTTAAAAGAAGGTCCCACTGGAAGCAAGGTTGAAGGATCAGCCAGAGTTCCTACAAAACCACCAACAGGTCCAGCAATGCCGTCTTCCTCTTTAAAGGCTGGCCCGTAATCTTGGTATAGGTTGCGCTCACGTTTCCTGAGAATCATATCCCTACGCTTCTCAGGGTCAGCTTCGTCAAAGCCAGGGCCGTACAGCTCGTCGCCTGTTTTGTACTGAAGGCCATTGGTGAAATCAAAACTGACCTCGCCAAGAGGAATGTACTTTTCAAGGATGTCAGCCGTGTAGCCGGTAAACGTGCCAGCTTTGTCAAACCCATACTTAAACTGGGTCCAAGTATCACCGACACCAGAGCTAACAAGGGTGTTGTTTATAACCCTGTCTCCGGGTGAGGCACCTCTGTTTTGTAGAGTTTCAGAAGCAGTAATATCATCTTCTGTTATTTCATAGCCAAGATCAATTGTGTCTTCAGGTTCTGAATAAACTCGAACAATATTATTACCTTGCACCTTGTCCCCAGGCAAGGCACCAAGCTGCTTCAGAGTATCAGAGTCTCTAATGTTTTCTAAAGTAATTACAGTAGGCTCTTGGTTGTTATCTTCAGCCATTTATGTAGCCTTATTTTTTCAAGTTAATAAACGCATCTGTTTTAGTAGTGGTAGCATTAGCCGCTGGAGCTTGTGCGGGTGCAGCAGGAGCTTGGGCAGGTGCGCCTATAATATCCTGTATAGCCTCCTGAAGTGTCAAACCCTTTTGTTTAGCGTTGATAAGTACTCGAGTAGCTAATTTTCTTTTTTGTGCAGTGTCGGCGTCAAAAAACCAGTTGCCTGTACCAGCTATTTTCATCAAGTCTGCGTTGGCTTCAATAATGCCAACAACCGCAGCTACGGTAGTTTTATTGATAGGCACTGAACCAGGAACTTTTTTTACAAAGCTTAGGCGTTCTTCCCTAGCTTCCGCAGTAGAAACCCTGCGCTCGTCAAGAGAAGCCTTTGCTTTCCGCTCTTCCTCTAACTGCTGCTTTTCAACTTCAGCTGTGTCAGCCTGTTGTTTCGCAAAAGATGCGCGAGAGAAAGCCGTCAGAGGAGTTACGCCAAATCCGGTCTGAGTAAACTCAGGGCGAGCAAAAATCTTAAAAAGCTCATCGGTAATCTGGCCAGCAACAGGGCTGTCAAACATATTGTTAACAAGATTGCCAAACAGGCCAAACTGACGATTGGATGCAGACTTTTCATCGGCATAGTCAGCTCCACTCTGCAACGCTTCCTTGGCTAAACCAGGAACAGGTGTCTCTGGTTTCCGAGGTGGTGGAGCTACCGATCTTGGTACCGGCACATTAGCGGGAGATGGCGCTAAGGGTACAGTTACGCCAGTGGGAGGTGCCGCTAAGGGTACTGTTACGCCAGTGGGAGGTGGCGCTCTCCTGGCCCTATTCATCATATCTATCTCAGCTTGAGCGCGAGCAGCTACATCAGCGCCATCCATGGCTCGCTGACGCTCAGGAGAAACTTCTCCGCGAGCTGCTAGCATCTGCCGCCTAAACGGAGAGACGTAATCTTTCGGCAAGGTTTCTGGCATACCCGCTGCCGTTACAATAATATCATCTAATAGACCAGCCATGCCCGTCCCCCGTCGTCCTTATGATCATTTAATAGCCAAGCCAGTCCCGTATGCCCTTAACGGTATTAGGTACGCGCTGCCACTGGGACTGTTCTTGGCCAAGCTTGTTAACAAACCTCACTTTGGCGGAAATGTTTCCGCCATCCGTAACCCGGTATTCAAATCCATGATCCTCTAGAATCCGGGCTTGAACATTTAAGCCCACCTTCGATGCCTTAGTCTCGCCGCCTAGAAACTCATTCCGGATAACATGGGGCGGTTTTTGCTGCATCAGACCACCTAGAGACCGCCCTACATTTTTCATCGACCCAACACCAAACGCGCTTAGATACGGGTTGTCTAGTTTCGCTATTAATTGCTCCGATAGTGGAGCGCCAGATTCAGCAAGGGCATTGGCTCTTGCTTCGCTGCGCGCGGCCATTGTCTGGATGCTCTCCATCCCCAATAACCCGGCAAGCCCGCCATCGGCAAAGGCCCGCTTAAGCATCCCCATCAGCCCAGGGTCTTCCTGTGGCATCATAGTGGTGCCCTGTTCTTTATCTAATAGACCAGCCACCACACTCTCCTAACCAAACAATCCGCGAATACGTGGACCTTGAAATTCACTGATTCGCATATTAGCCGACGTTTTTAGACCCTGAAGCAGCATCTTTTCAAGATCAGCTGCGCTAAGCCCTCTCTCAGTAATCTGATATGGAGACTCTCTTGGAACATAACCTGTCCTTTTGCCCGGCCCGCCATATCCAGCTGGGTCTTTACCGCGAACAGGTTTCTGATTATTCTGCCCAAGCCCCTTAGTTTTTTCTGAAAACTTTTTTAATTTTTCTTTGCTTGGCATCTTAAAACCAGAAGTCTCGTCGGATCGGTCATAAGATAGTTCTTTGTCAAGTCCCTTAGCCTCCTCAAGCCTCATATCGAAACCTTCCACGGCGTCTTCGTAATCGGATATAGTTTCATAATCAGACCGTTGAGGTACTCCCTCTGAGAGTAACTGCTCCTCAGCAGTAACAATCTCAGAAGGTTCAGGAGTTGGAGTAGGTTCTCCCCACATAGTTTCATCATCGTAGTTAAAACCAGCTGATCCACTTTCAGGGTTTGAACTTCCCATTAGTTATCTCCCCGCAAAGCACAGTCTTCAATGACCTTGCTATAGTCAACCATGAGATACCCGTCAGAGTGAACAGCAACAGCTTCTGGAAGAACTTCCTGAACTTCCTGAGCAATAACACCCATAGTCGGCTGCTTGTTGACCAGCAGCTTAGCTTCTTCGGTCCATTCCCAAGTGTAGATGTTAAGACCATTTGGCAGTTTACCAACTCGCTTAATGTCTTTCTTAAGGCGGATATCAGAAAAACCTTTAGCGATGCTTGCGATACTACCAGCGGCCTGGAGACCCTGCATTAAGCCACTAGGCCCACCAGGCATAACCTGAGACTGGTAACCGCTCTGCTGGAACTGCGTCTGACCGCCAAGACCAGCAAGGCCACCGTAGAGGTTAGCCAGCGTGACCATCTGTGCCCTACGAGATTCCTGCTCCTGCTGAGCCAAGCGACCTTGATCAGCCAGCTGTGCCGTACGCTGAGCCTCCTGAGACTTACCCATTTGTTCATAGATGGTAGCAGGGGTGAGACCAGCTTGAGTGTACTGCTGCGCCCATTGAGGCATTTCGTTAAGAGCCGCAACGCGGCGAGCTTCGGACTGAGACAGAGCCGCAGCCATCTGCTGCTGAACAGTCTGCTCACGCCTCTGCTGCGACAGGATGTCCTGCTCAGACAGTGCCGTGGAGCCTAGCCCATACTGACCAGCTTCCATAGCCGCTTGCTGCTCCCTAAGCTTATCAGCTCCGGTCAGATCGCGGGCCTGTTGAGACAAGACACCTAACTGAGCCTGGTACACAGGGTCCTGCGTAGGATCAGAAAGACCCGTAGATAGCCGGTTCTGGTAGATTGATTGAAGGTCCTGAGTTACCTGGGGGAACATCTGCTCAGCCGCCTGACCATAGCCAGTGTAAGCAGCCTGCGTAGCACCACTGGTAGGAGCCACCAGTGAGCCTCTATAGAGTTCAGGAGTGGCGGTAAACTCGTAGCCCAGAGCTGGCAGCATTCCCTGAATGTAAGGCTCAACCGGAGCGTAAGGTTTTACCTCGCTAGTTCCCTTAGATTCGGAAGGAGCCTGTACAACAGTAGGAGAGCTTGTACCCATTTTTAAAGCCTTTTGTATAAAGTTATATGGTCTAGTTTGTATCCTGAAGGCTTCATTACTCTATCCCATCCTTTACGACCAGTGATCTGGATGAAGCCTAGTTTTCTATCTTTGTAAAACTTTTCAAATATAGGATAAATATCCTCGATAATAAATTTTCCACCAGCAGCCTCTGACGATACACCTGATCTACGCGGGTATTTTACCATTGTCATAACCAAGCAGCCCGCTACCTCTTCATCGTTATCAAAAGAGACCCAAATGTGGGATACACCTTTAAGCAAGTTTAAAACAATATCCTCTGGCTCTACGAGGTCAGGGTTGTTTTTGTTTATAGAAGCTTCTATGTGCTTCCAGCACTTACCAACGACTTCCTTAAATCCCTTACAGCTGTGGTCTAAAAGCTTATAGTTTAGTCCATGCACCTGCGGCGTTATAAAAATATATTCCTTCTCCGCTACCGGGGTTCCAGCTAGTGCCATCTGCATATCGAATATTACCTTGGCTTGGTTTATCAGGAGCGGCATAGCTAACGTCTAAGTGACCATCTCGCAGCAGTTCTACCACAGCCCGAATATTCTCAAATGTTTCGTCAAGATATCGGGGCATAGAATCAGTATCATCTGGAGCAATCGTAGGAGTAAACCTAAGAAATTCTCTGGTCATCGGTCACCAGCCACTTCAGTTTCAAAAGTATAACCAGACAATCTAAACTCGTTGTCTGTAGTACTCTCAAACTTTACTGCAATATACCTTCCCCGTACTCGACAGTCTACTTTATAATCTTCACCTATAGTAAAAGTTACCGGATTGGCGTAAGTAATGCCCTCGTATGGATCGTTCTCAGCGCCAACGCTAATCTGAATACTACCAGTGCCTTCAAACCTGGGTATCAGCTTTGTAACCTTTTTGGTCTGGGTGGACCTTCCAGCGTGTAGGCCATACCGCTCTAGCCGCTTGGTGAATGATGTGCCATCAAAGGTGAGGCTCTTATCTTCCAGATAAAACTTTGTATCATTGGTGCCGCATACCAGCAGAGACTCGACAGCTGGGTTAAACTCAGGACGCGCCCAGTTTACAATGTTGGTATTCCAAGTGTCGGACGAAGCTGACCAAGTGTTTGTCAAGTTAGGGTTAACAAGGCCCTTGGCAATAAAGCTACAACTTGGCAGATCACGAACAGCCCAAGTATTATCTACGTAGTTCCAAACTAGCGCCTTATTAGGAAAGCCGTTTGTAGCCCCAGTTTGAGGGTAGCATATCCATACTTCACTATTGTTTTTATTGTGCGCTAAGAAGGTTTTATAGTAGTAGGTAGAGTCGATTTCGCCAAAGAGGAATGCCTTCATCTGGTCAGTGATAGCACTCTTCAAACTATTACCGTTGTGAATTACAAAGTCGTTTGTGGAAAGCATGGCGTGGCGGTTATCGCCAAGGTCCACCACTGCAAACTTTGAGAACAACCCAGTATCTTTAAACTTTTCCTTTACGTTAAAAGTATATGAACCTCCGACATAAGTCAGAGAGTACACACTGTCTTCCTTATAGATAATCAGCTCATTACCCAGCTGCTTAGCGTTTAGAATATGGCCAGGAGTGCCACCCAGAGTAACCTGAGCAGCTTCAGAGCTGGTGCTTGCCGTGTTCCAAGTGTTAGTCCCGTTGTCGATAGCACCCTCTGGAATAGCATCGCTCCAACGAAGGCTAAAAGGATAGGCGGTTCCATTATCTGTTAGATTAAGAGCTACCAAGTGGTTCTTAAAAGGCACAATGGTCTGGCAGAGCAACGTAGAGGGCCACTGGGGCAGGTCGGTAAACAGCGAACCTCCCTGAGTAAAACTCTGAGGTACGTTAATACCGTTAGTCACAACCAGAACACCGCCCAGAATGCCCCCTGACCAATTCTTAGTAGTCCCAGACAGGGTGGTATAGGCTCCAGAGCTACGGGTCACAGAGCTATGCGTCACGCCGCTAATCTTGTACAAGTTTGTCAGCGTTCCGTAAATCCAAAGATCGGTGCCACCCTTGTCCCAGCTGATAGCCCAATAGGGAGTAGCGGTGGGGGTCCCTAGAACCTGTAGATGGCCTAAGCACGAACCAGCACCCTTGCGAGTAAACTGGATGTTCTCGCCATCGCTAAAGTACTGAGGTGGCATATCATACGGAGACAGGTCCCTGTTAAGAGTAAACGGAGTCTGTAGGCCGTTAATGTCGTATAGTTCTTTAGCCATCTCCACTGCTCGTATCTTTGGTCCATCCGGTAGTGTTGTATTCTGCCTGAGCTAAGTAAAACTCAGCTTCTGTCAGAATGTTTCCACTATCCTCTTGGACAATGCAAAAGTTATCTATACGCCAGTTTGTGGCCATAGTTTAAGCACCCCTGCGAACAAGACCGCCAGGATCACCCTGAACAGTCATAGTCAATACTGTTCCACTATAGCGAGCAGCTTCCTCAGCAGCTTTAACATCAGCTAAGTCACTTCTGTACAGCTCTGCAAAACGCTTTACCTGTTCGTTATCGTCTAGGTAGACAGCCCCTTCCAAGCAAGAACCGTAGAGGTATAAGTTTGGAAACTCAGCGAGAATATTGTTGGTAAGGTTTGAGTCAGAAAGCGGAGTAAGCTTCTGGTAGTAGTTAATCCCAACGGTATAGGACCCGTCAGGTGTAGGGCATATTTTGAAGTTCTTACCCAAGCTAGAGTAAGACTTTGGAGAGCCATTGCTATGGCTACCGTACTCTCTGCTGGCAGACTCAGGAGACATATAGGCGAGAGCGTAGCTGTTTGAAGCCGTATCGTAGGTCACGTTACGAAGCTCAATAAGATCACTAGGCAAATTATAAAAGGCCTGACCGCCCGTGGTAGTGGTCTCAGACCTAACGTAGTTAACCCTAGCGCGAATGTCACGATTAAGACGACCTTCGGCCAGAGTTATAAAGTCAGGAATGCGAGAAGTTAGATTGTTGCGGTTCAAGTAGTCTGCAACACTAACTTTTAGTTCTGTATAATTTGCCAGACCCATTAGAGAGTGCTTTCGTGAGTACGGAGCCAGCGCCACTCAGCATCGTTCAGAAGCTGTTTTACCTTGGGCATATGGTCCTTGTTGAAAACATCTACGCCTAGCTCCCGCTTCCATTTCTCAATAACAATGAGCGGAATACTGGCAACCTTTCGCATACCGTTACCCTCTACACCGCCGTACATCGAATCGCCATTGAGTTCTTTTTTATTAAGCTCTAGCAGGGGCTGTACATCTTGTTCCGACTTGACAATCATATTGTCTTCGGACCGATCATACTTAAACTTGGTATTAACAGGACTGTCCATATTAACCTCTTAAATGGGGAGAGAGCTGAAGCCCCCTCCCCGTAGTTAAGACTACGACAAGTCGTAGACAGCGCCGAGAGCCTTCTCGTTCTTGACGACAAGGGTGTACTCAGCAATGATCGCACGTTGCTCACCGTCAGACGTTGAAGCAACTTCACGCTGTGCAAACGGACGAAGGTACGCAACCCCGTAGTAGTCAGGGTCAAGAAGCCAAACGTCACGGCTACGCTGGAAGCGGTTAGGAACAACTGCCATTTCACCGAAGTCACTGACATAGATGTCCATGCCACCAATGACTCGCGCGTCAGCAACATCGATTTTGTTAGACGCACCACCCGCAACACCGACACCAACGAAGCTGGAGAAGGTCTGCTTCTGCGACGGGGCCATCATCATGTACTTAGTGTCGGCACCGTTGTTGTAGGCCAGAAGGATCGAAGCCTTCAGGAGAGCTTCCGTAAATGCACGGGCCGTACCGTCAGTACGAGCAGTACCGTTACCACCAGACCCTACGGCTGTACCACCAGAGCCAATACTGCCATTGGTCGTGACCCAGGAGCTAAGCGAACCAAGCTTGCGGACAGTGCTGTCAGCAGCCATAGCCGTCTTCGACTGGTTAACACCAACCAGCGAAGTTTCCATGTCGCGTTTCAGTTCTTTGGCCCGCTTGGTAATCTGATAAGCCAGCTCTTCACGACGGCCCGCTTTGGAAACCGCGTCAAGAGTACCGGAGACCAGGGTGGTCTTCAGGCTGATCTGGCAGATGTTGCCAAGACGGGTGGTAGCGGACGGCTCAGCAGCCGTGAGCGTAGCACCTTCTTCGTTGTAGTTGGTGCCAGACGCGGCAGCAAGAGCGTCCGTCTGCCATTCGTGGTTGACCGCAATCGCATCCATGCGACCGCCCATAGACATGAACGGGGTTTCGGTCGGGCTAATGTCGTAAATGACATTTTCCAAGTCCTCTCGCAGACCAGCTGCGGAGTAAGTAACGTATACGCCAGTAGGTTGTGCCATGATGTATTCCTATCGTTTGGGTTTAGGGTTGTCTAATAAATCCAGAAAAACATTTGTGGCATCCCTAACATTACCAGTTTTAGCCAGCCTCTCTCGTTTAGACTGAATTTCCCTACGGCTTCTTTGATTTTTGCTTTCGGGACTTCCAGACTTAACAACCTTGGGAATTGTCTTTGATTTCTTACCGGAGCTTTTCGCTGCGCTGTCGTTCATCATAGCTTTGTGCAAGACCAAGACAACGCGGTGATCAGTGATTCCGTTAATATCATTTTCCGAAAAACCAAGGTCTAAGGCATAGTGCCTAAGATCGTTTTTGAGACTGGACGAAGGATCGGAATATTCCGGGAGAGCCTGGACAAGCTTCTTAGCTTCTTCCTGCACTACCTTAGTAAGATGCTCCGATACTTCGCTACGAGTTTGCTCGTATACACGCTGCTTTTCAACCTGTACTTGAGCAATCTTGTCCTTGGCCTCCTGAAACTCAATACGTTTCTCCATGTACTCCATAGGGTCCTCTTCTTTTAGAGTAGCCCAGTTCACATTTGTGAACTTCTGGAGTTCAAGGTTTTGGTAGTGAGACATATTGGCCAGTACTTGATTGTACTGCTCACGCTCCTGCTGAACAGACTGTAGGTTGGCTTCATAAGCCTTACGCTGTTCTGCAACTGCTTGAGACTTTCTGGTATAGTCGGACTGCCTCTGGTATCCGTTTTGGAGTTCGTCTAGGCTAACCTCAAATTCTTGACCGTCTACTTTTACAGTGTAAGTCTGTGGGAGGTCTCCCTGATCGTCCTCTTCTGCTTCTACCTTATACTCTTCGCCAGTGTTGCCGTCATCAGCTTCGGTATATTCGACCTCTTCTTCAAGGGCCTCTTCCTCTACCGCCTCTGGCTCGCTGGCTGTAACTTCTGATGTTTCTTCTGGATTAGTGTCAACACTTCCATACATGACATCAAACATAGAGAGCTGTTTGGATTCGACTTCCGCTTCCGGATTGGTCTGGGTATCGCTCATCTAAATATCCTAACTTTCGTTGTTTTCTATTTGATCGCTGTGGACTAACGCTAAGAGGTCTTCCTTAATGGAGATCAAGGCGTCAATCTTGTACCAACAATATTCTCTGTCTATAGTCGAGTCAGAATTTTTCCAATCGACAAATAAAGAATGTTCAAGATCGTCCAATACTTCTTTGAATACTGCGTTGTTCAAAATAAGTTTGGCTTGAACGGCTTTTTCTTTAGAATTCATATTAGCAGCGATTGCCCTTTGCGCCCTTCTTCATATCGGCTTCGGACTTGTTGCCACCTTTGCTGGGAACCGGACGGTTACCTACAGACTTCTTGGAAGACTTCTTGGAAGATTTTTTATCGTACATAGTTTGTCCTTTCTGTGTTTACCATTTTTTACAACTCCAGTACCTAGCGGTAAGTTTACCGGGAGGACTGGTAATCAACCATTCACTTAGGTCTTGATCAAAAAGTTTATGGGAACGAAATTAAGAGTACCAGTACCAGAAGCGGCACTGGCAGTTCCAGAAGTACCTAGAACAAAACCAGAACCAACGCCTACAGGGTAATGAGCGCGGAAGTCAGGAACCAGAAAGTCTGACCCAGAGGTTCCAAAGGTGGTGCCTACAACGCCGTAGAGAACGGCATAGGTGGTGGTGCTGTAAGCGGAACCGTTGCAGAGTAGCCAGTCGTTGATACCGCTGATAGTCTGCGTAGTAGGTGCAGAGACCGAAGCCCACATGACAACAGTGCCAGGTTCAAAACCAAGCTTGTTAAACTGCGTAGCAGTGGGATTTACAGCAGCGTTTCCAATGTTAGGAAACTGGGTCTTCAGAACGCTCTTAACCAACCGAAGATGATCGTCGCCTTCAGATATGTTATCACCAGCGGTGGGGTAGCTGCTGTTCAGCTGGTTGATATAGGATGCAGATTCTACAGTCATCTTAAACCCGTCTCTCTTTGAGTTTGCAGCTAAGTTCTTTTAGCTCAAGTTCTTCAGAATTACTTACAAATTGCTCTAGCTGCTGTGCGCTTTCTTGGCATAATTCGTAAGATTTGTAAGGACCTGTGGCCGAATACTCAGTAATACCTATAGTTATATTTACAAGTATAACATATAAGTACCACATTATCTACGAATTCTTTTAATAGAGTTATCCATCATCTTTTTTTAACCATTTTCTAACAGTTTTGGTTTCGCAAATACGAATAATAAACCAAACGATGCTCAGGATTGCAGCAACATTGGGCAATATTTGTGTCCAGGATAACCCGACTACTACTGCTGCTCCAACGTCTAAGACTGTCTTCGGGTCGTTCATCTCACACCTTCGGGATTGCAGCTTTTACAGCAGCGATGTGGTTCTGGAAGGCAGTGATACCCTGCTCACCAATGATCTCTAACTGCTCCGTCACTGCGCCATACCCGCCGCCAGCGACATTGGCTTGGCGTTTCTCTAGCCATGTGGGGTCAGGGATAGGATCGGCAGCTTCCGGCGTGTTGCCTTCTTCGACCCACGCGTCGTATTCGATCCGATCACTGTTGGCAGGGTCGGGGGGGATGTTTGCACCGTCTTTGGTGCGAATGATTATGTCGTTGTCTGTAAGTTTGTAATCTGCCATTTTACAACTCCGCTGTTGCAGACAACTGTCCGTTATACTGAATAGGATAACCAATCGCACCACTAGCTAAACTGATTAGTTCAAAATCAACTATTAAAGCAGATGAAGTAAGATTTTGTGCTGTTCCAGTAGAACTACCATCTACATTTGAAATGTAATAAGTATTGTTTGTACCACCAAAAGTTATAGTTGGAGCGGTTCTCATTGGCACAGGAAATGGGCTAGTTATGTGACCAGTAGTTGCGCCATACATACTCCCCCATGCCCCGCCGTTTCTCGAAGCATTTGTTGGATTGGATAAGTAATAATACCGCTGACACTTAGCTAACTGCGTTGCGTAGGGAATACGCTCAAACTCGGTCGCCACTGCCCCAACTTCTACCTGAATTTCAGTTAAGTAGAAATTATTTGCGGCGTTGTCTAAAATATTAACGCCACTGTTTATACCATAACACTCCGCTGCGACCCATGCGTCAGCCGGGTCAGTGAAAGATGAGCCAGCAATCAGCGGGAAGTATAGACCAAGACCAATGCCATTTGTCGCACCAATCCATCCGCCCGCTGTGTCCATAGCCACAGTCATCGTTTTGTATTCCCAAGTGTCGGCTACGGAAACAGTGTAGGAAGCGGGGTACGCCCTATTGTTCGCACCGTTTTTAACAATAACGCCATGTGTGCCCGTCTTGGGTGACTTGACCCAGAACGAAATAGTTATGGTTTTAGCTGCTGCTGTGCCAGCGGCCAAATGGGCTGAGTCGAACCCCTCTACATAGTAGTGAAAACCAGCAACGTCTCCTGCTGCTACTGAGGCATCGGCTGTAGTGCAATCAATCTTCATCGAAAAACCGATATGCCCCGCTGGCATATCAGAGTCCTGCGTCACGGTAACTGCCGCCGTTGTCCCAGAGATGAAGTATTTGTATCTGTCAAGGAGGTACACAGTGTTCGTAGGCGTTACGATACTAGTGCCACGCTGTGCAATCGCCATATCACCATTGATAACGAGGTTCCTGCCAGCAAAGTTATTGGCGGTGATGTCGCCACTTGCGGTCAAAGTCGTCACACTCGCCGCAGCAGGACTGCCTCCACCCAATACACCGTCCAAGGTGCCGGTGAAGCCTGTAGCAACTGCCTCTTGCCCAACCAACCCGGCCAGAACATTCGTTGCATCTGTCACATCAGCGAGAGCTTCAATGCCGTTTAATTTAGTATGGTCAGCAGAGTCATATGCTTGAGTTGATGCTGCAACGTATCCCCACTCAGCCGCAGATATAGCTGCGGTTCCTATGTTGGCAAGCTGGGTTACTTCACCAGACGTTAGAGCCGCAACACCGTTTGCCAGTGCAGATGCTACGTTGGTTGCATCCGTTACGTCAGCAGACGCTTCAATACCCGCGAGCTTTGTTTCCTCTGCACTGGTGTATTGCGCCGTTGGCGAAGTGACGCCATTAATAGTGTCTGTCCATGTATTGGCCCAACGAACCCCGGTCGTCCCCAGGTCATCGACGGAATCCGTATCAGATACTACATTTCCACCAGACGTAAGGCCAGCGAATTGCGGACTGTCGCCAGTCCCAACACCTATGGATGTCCGTAGCGTTGCACCGCTTTCGGCTACTGGGTCAGTTGTCCCATCGCCAACAATCATCTCGCCATCAGCCAACACCGCCATAGCTGTAACTGCACCTGTTCCAGAGCCTAGCAATACGCCACCGTCCGTAAGAGTGGACACGCCTGTGCCACCGTCCGTTACAGGTACGTCAGTCCCACCAGCGCGGTAGGCAATGTTGCCTTCAATGTTTACATCGCCAGCACTTGCCCTAGTAATCGTAGTATCTGTAGCGTGACCAAGTTCAATCCCAGTGAATTGTGGGCTATCCCCAGTGCCGACACCAATTGAAGTTCTGAGCGTTGCCCCGCTTTCAATGGCTGGATCAGTGGTGCCGTCACCTACAACCATTTCTCCATCGGCCAATACAGCCAGAGCCGTGACAGCCCCCGTGCCGGAACCTAACAGTATCCCACCGTCAGTTAGCGTGGACGCGCCAGTACCACCGTCAGCAACGGCAAGGTCTGTGATACCACTGATACTGCCGCCAGTAATTGAAACACTGGAAGAAGCTTGAGTAGCAATAGAGCCTAGCCCCAAGTTGGTCCTGGCAGTAGCCGCATTGGTAGCACCAGTGCCACCCTTGGCAACAGCAACAGTGCCCAGGCTCATGGTTACATCGCCAGTGGCAGCGTCTACGCTAAGTGGGGAAGCGGCAGAAAGCGTGGATACGCCTGTGACAGTGGCGCGGAATGTAGAAGCCTGAACTTTTTTGGTGGTCGAGTCGCTAACGTCCACCATCACAATCAGGTCGTCATCGGCCATTGCAGCGGCGGTGAACTCTGTAAGTTCAGAAATTTTCTTGTTGGTAGCCATTAGCCTTAACCTTCCAACCAGTCAATAAATACATAAGTAGTACTAGAAGACGCAATAGCTGCTACCTTGTCGCCGTCATTAGCTCCTACTGAATAATCAGGCGTCCCCGTCTGGCGAGCCATTTATCAGCCTCCGAGCCAAGTGACATTCACTGTAGCCGTCCCTATAGAAGCAATCTTATCACCGTTGGTGCCGCCTGCGGAGCTAGCAGGAGTAACTACAAAGTAAGTTGAGTCTGCCGGTGCAATCAAAGCACCAGCTGCTGTAGCAGTCGGGTTTGTGCCTATAACAATGTTGACATTCGCAGAGGTTGCGATGCGAGCAACTGAGGCTCCAAAGGGGGCAGCGCCACTTTGAGCAGAGGTGCCTGAGGAGCTAAGGTTCTCGCTACTGATGATGCGGTAAAAGTTATTCTGATAAGCCATTTTGTTTTCCTTATGCCTTTACGTTTTTGCCAGAGGCCATCTCATAGCCAAGTTCTACACCTTTAAGTTTTAGCTCTTCGCGCTTCAGGGCCATCGAGTGTTCTATTTCCAACCGTTCTAACTCAAGCTTAGATGCCTTAATCTCTAGCTCCTTAGCCTTGACCTGAGCGTTCATCTGAGAAGCCTGAGCTTCCATTAGCATAGCCTGGGACTGAGCCTGAGCCATCTGTTCAGCGGGAGTAGGCTGCGGAGGACCAGGAGGCGGAGGGGGAGTGATAAAACGGTCTACGTTTTTAATCCCCATCTCGTCGGCTATTTCTCGCATTAAGTTATAGACGTTATCCGGGTTGACAATCCCCTGCGTCTGCTGACCAACCTTCTCAATCAGAGCAGCAAAGGTGGAAAGGTTCTGCGTACGAACATCCTGATCGCCGTAGCCTATGCCCACCTCGATATCCACATCCATGTCTTCGCGCCAGCTGGAAGGTTCAATCTCAAAATACTGGTTCTGCACTCGTACAATCTTCTTACGGTTTTCGTAACGCTGGATCAGGTTGTAAATCGACTTAAACATATTGCGAACACCAGTGTCAGCAAAGATGCGAGCGATAAGTTCCAAGCGACCCTGAGCATTGCTCAACGCACCTGTGATAGCCCCAGCAGTAACATGGGACTTTAGAACATCCGCAGGAAGACCCTGAGTCGTAGCGTTTACCCCTGTACGACCTGCCTTGATTTTGTCCCAGTAATCCAGCATCTCAAAGCTATAGCTTGCCAGCGCCGGGGTCTGAATTGGCTGTAGCGCGTTGGCCGAGCGCGTCCTGACGATGCCACCAGGGCGATTAGTCAGCAGATCGTCGATATTGACCTGACCCTCGATAACCTGGAACCTACCGTTGTTTGCCAGATACATATTATCCAGCAAGTTACGAGTCAAGGTAGACCGGATAAGCTGCACATCCTCTACGGTCTCAGCCACTGACAGGCCGAAGAATTTGTGCGGAATGGGGATCGGGCAGATGGAGCTAAACGGAATGTAGTCGATAGGCTCTACGCTAAGAACTTCCTTACCGCTGGAAAGCACCTTGTGCAACACTGCTACACCAGTGTCCTCCATGTCGAGCTTAATGTACGACTCGTAAACCTGCACCTGAGTTTCAGCATCGCTGGCGGGCTGGCCTGGGTAAACGTCTGTGGCGTCGTAGGCGTGTCGCGCTACGTACTCCATGCTGGTCGTTATCTCATCAGCGCCAGAGACATATCCAGGAAGCTCCTCCACTATGTCGCGGTCAAAGCCCATGCTGATCAGGTCGCTCTTGGACTTGTGCGAGCGGTGGCAGATGAAGCGAGCGTCGTCCAGAGTCTTAGCACCCTTGTTAATCAGGAACTCTTCCGGCGGCACGTTTTCCAGAGTTACCTTGCCGTCGACAGTGGAGCGTAAAAAGGTGACATTGTGAAAACGCTCTTCAACTTCCTGCTCAACAATCTGACCAGTCGTAGGATCAGGCACCTTCTGAATACGAATGTTCACTTCTTCCGAGTGTTCATCTATCTCAAGCTCAGGATCAGCCAGCAGAGAGTTAAATTCGTTGTCGGTTAGGTTCTCGTAGCTCTCTGAGGTGGTCTTTTCCACCTCTTCCCAGTAGTGCTTGACCACGCCTACCTTCTGTAGCAGGGCGTCCAAGAAGAAGTTATACAGGACCTGGAAGCCATTATTCTGCTTGTAGAAGACATGATTGATGTACTTTGTAGCCTGTTCAGCTACAGCTTCGTCTTCAGGCCCCTCCGGTAGAAACTTAACTACTCGGTCACCCGCTGTGAAGATACGCATCAGCGACGGCATCATCCACATTAGGGTATCTTGAACATCGGTCACTACAACCTGAGAACGACCTTCTTCCTCGTTGCCAAACGGTTCGCCGTAGAAATACTCGATAGCCTTTTCGCGCTGAGAGCTAATCTCAGAATCCATGTACGTTGAGCTTCCGTTGACTTCCATGTCAACTAGCGCAGCAATCTCTGTATCGGAAAGCTTTTTTGTCATTTACTTTTCCGTTTCTTCGCTACCATCAGACAATTCCCTTGCTGGCGTATTCTATTTTGGAATCAAAATTGTATTTTCTAAATACCGCTTGGTTTCTCATCCGCTCTCCGTAGCGTTCTACAGAGAGAGCAGCGTAGCGCATGGCGCTTAAAAGATCGTCTTTGACTGGCACCACCCGTCCATTTTTTCGATGGTAGAGACGCAGCTCCTCAAGAGTTTCAACACATGAGTTAAAAATTTGGAGGCGACCAGTTTCAAAGCGTTGCAGAAGGATGCTAATCCCTGCTTCAATTGAGTTATTACCATGAGTTTCCCCGTCAGCTGGTGGGTTAGAAAAATGCTGAGCCAGCATATAAACGCTCAGGTCTCTGTACTGCTGCGCCAGCTGTACCCCTGAGCCTTTATCATGTTGCAGCCCGTCGTGTGGGAAAGCTACAGGAATGCCAGGAGTTCTAGCATTAATAACCGCCGCGTGAGTTAAAGGAGTTTCCTTGTTACGTCGGTATTCGTCGTAAATATATATAATATCGTTGTCAGGATCGTAAGCTGCCCAAGATACCGCAGTTGGGTGGTCATAACCAAAGTCGATAGCCGCCAGCCTGGGAAAATGCTCAGATAGTTTGAACTCTTCGCAAGTCACATTCTCTTCTGAGACAGGGTAGACCAATCCTGAACCAAAGACTGGAATACCTCTGGAACGCATATCACGCTCTGCTGGGCTATATACTGCCAGCAGCTGCTCCTTGGTCTTGGCATTTAGATGCTCTACATCGTCCCAAGTAGCAGTAACCAGAGCCTGGCCCGGTTTCAGCTCGTTCATAAATAAGCTAACTACCGAAGTCATCCCCTTTTCAGGGGTAAAGGTCATGTAAACTACACCATCTGTATCAGCTGTTCGGGTAATGCACTGAGAGAAAATCTCAGGCTTCGGCTCTTCATCCAACCAGACAACATCTACCGCTTCACCCATAAACTTCTCAAATCCCTGCTCATAGGCTTTAAAGCTTATCTGCGAGTTTTTACCAGACTTGTGCCTGACAAGCGCGGCACTAAAAGCGTTGGGAACACCTGGTTTACGCACCGTGTCCACTATACAGTCTAGCGGGATGGCCCCGGTCCCTTTCTGACTAGGGTCCTGCGGAGGGCCGAAAAGTTCTTTTTGAATAATATCTCTGGTAGTGTCGTTAGACTCACCAGCTACCCATACTCTGACCGGACGATCAAATCTACGCCCTTTCCACCAATCAGGATACTCCCCGGTCATGTGGTAAGCGGTCTCTGCCGCTCCACAATAGGTCTTACCGACTCGGTTAGCAGCCATCAAAATACGCTGGGGACAGTCCTCCCCCTCCTGGTGAAACTTCACCTGATACGGATAGGGAGCGTACTGCTTAATTCGATTGGTCTTAACCCGTCGCTGCTTCTCTTTAAGAAGTTCTAGCGCCTTAGCTTGATTGTTTGGGGTTGGCAAATTTTACCACTTTCTCGTCTTTGAGAAGCTCGTGCAACTGCTTTTCCAGCTCTGCGTCAGTTAGGTCTGTAGCATCCTTAATGACCCGCTCCTGCCGCTGTACAGCGTCGTAGCCAGCCCTAGATAGGATATCTCTGGCGGCATTCAACCGTACATTCTCTGATTCAGCCGTCTGCATGAGCTGTTCGAGTACATTGAGAGCCAAGGTTGCAGTCTCGGAGACCCTATCCTTAATCCGATTCTCAATGTGCAGCCAGAGGTGCCGCTGTAGCCTGAGTGCCCTAGGACCAGCCTTAGTCTTAGAGTATCCAGCTTTGATAAAGGCGTCTTGAGCCGACAACTTGCCGTCTACAAGAGCATCTATAAAACCCTCTTCCAGTGCCGTAAGCTCTTTGTCTACGGGCTTAGGATTTCTATAGTCTACAAAATTGCTCAATGTGTACGCTCCACAGAAGATATGGGATGCAGTCCCCGGGGGGGAGATAACCTCTTACTATAAGTATAAGGGGAAAACTATGGTGTGTCAATGGTGAATATTGGTTATTTTCAATTTTCCCCCAGAATGGAGCCAAAGGACATAATACCTCTTAAAATGCGCGGGGGGGTTCAGCGATTTCATTAGAAAGCTAACTAATCAACATTGATCAACATTGTCAACCAATCGAAGGCAACGCAATGGTGCAACAACCCTGACCAATGGTGGCTCCTTGGCCACAGTGTTGCACAATTGTCCCAATGGTGTGGCAGGGCAATGGTGTGGCAATGGTGTTGCTATGTTGAAAATATCTAGGAGAGAGGGAGAGAGTGCGAAAGGGATATATAAAGATATCCTTATGCATTGATATATATAAACGGTACTATGTTACCGCATAGCCCTAAAAGGGCCAGAAGGGCACCCTGTAGCGCCTCCATGCTTAGCATAGGTGACCATACCGGGCACCCTATAGATGGCCCCTGTAGCGCGTCCCTAGGGCCTGGGACAGACCAAGAACAAACTAAGGCAGAATAAATCACAATGTCGTCTTAATTGTGCCACAATTGCTCGATAGAGTATCACTATTGAAACAACACACAACACAAGGAACCAAGCTTATGACCATGCTTTACAACGTCACATATACCCAGCACCTTAACATGGCTGGCGGGTCTCGTACGTATGAGCAAGATGCGGGCGATTTTTACACACGGGAAGAGGCGGACAAAGTGGCCGCCGCGTGTGGAGGTACTGTCACCGAATGGCAAGCAACCCCAGAAGCCCTCTCCCAGCTGTATGAAGAAGGTACGCTTTGAACCAACACACCGACACAAGGGACCAAAACCATGAATTATGAGACCGCAATGTACGCTAAAATATCTCAAGCGGAAGCACGCCAAGAAATAGAAGAGCATGACTGCTTATGGGCCGATTTCATAACCGATCACGGTGATCGTCCAACGTACCTAGGGGCGGAAATCTTGCATTGGCTTAATTACTGAAAATAAACAGAAGGGACCATAAAATGCTAGTAAAAGAGGCCAAAGCCTTGGGAAATATCTCTAAGGGCAATTCTAAAATGCCTGGCACCACGTTCGCTATTGATGCGTTCGCGTGCAAGACTGGAGACAAGCTGGCCAAGATTAAGGGCACGCCTTGCCACGCCTGCTACGCTCGCAAGCTTCAAAAACTACGCCCTAGCGTTGACAAAGGCTGGAAGGCTAACCTTGCCAAATGGCAAACTGCCAAGCCCGAACAATGGTCACAGGCAATGGCTTTTCAGGTTATCCGGTACAACGCAGACGGTTACCATCGCTGGTTTGACGCTGGTGACCTGCAATCGGTTGCAATGCTTTCCGCTATCGTTGACGTATGCCATATGACGCCCAAGGTGCGGCATTGGTTGCCAACGCAAGAGCGCGGCATTGTCGCGGCATTCATGGCCAATGGTGGCACAATACCGGAAAACCTTGTTATTCGCATATCAGGCTCAAAGGTAAACGGCCCTGCACCTAGCTTTGCCAATACGTCAACAGTGTTTGACAAGCATGGCCAGCCCGTGGGTAAAGAATGCAAGGCCCGGACCCGTGGCAATCAATGCGGCCCGTGTCGCGCTTGCTGGGATAAGACCACCCCAAATATCAGCTATCCGAAACACTGAAAAGCGCCTTAATTGTGCCACAATTGCTCTATAGGGTATCAATATTGAAACACAACGACACATAAACTCAAAGGGTACAAAATGACCAGCTACATCAGATTAGCACAAACCGCGATCCTCGAC